AGGCGCATGTCTTCCACGTCGAGCACGTCCTTGAACACTGGCTCGGGGAACCCGGTCGGACGCTTCAACTCGACGGGATTACTCACGGCGAACTGGTCATCAAGGTCCACGAGGAAATTTGTGGTCCGGATCGCCGCGTGACCATTGTAATCGTAGGTCCCATCCGGCCGGATACGATAGCTCACCGTCCGCACGATCGCCTTCAACGCGTCGCCCACCACAGCGACCGACGGGTTCGTATTCGTGTACGTCTTGTCCGGGTTCACGTCGGGAATGCGGACCGCCTGGAACGACGGAGCGTGTTCTTTCAGTGGCCGCAAATACCAAAACAGGTTCCGTCTCGCGTTCTCCCGCGGGACCGCGGGGGCTTCCCGCTTCAACGCCAACTGGTTACACGCCTTAGCGCCTTCGTCGCGCTTGCCCGCCACGTAGCTCCCAAGGATCGACTTCTCCTCAAGGAAGCCCCAGTCGTACATCCACCGGTCCACGAACAGCATGTCGCCCGGGTACGGAAGCTTGGCGCCAGCCTCGGCGAACAGCCACGCCGACTGCTGCTGATCCTTCTTCTCACGGAAGTATCGAGCAAGGGCGTGCAGTGGCTCGGCGCGGCTCGGCCGAGCGTTAAACGCAATCAGGGCGTTGGTGACGAACTCCGGTTCGTTCCCCAGCGACTTGAACGCGAGAGCGATCTGATACCGGGCATACCAAATTTCTTCGTCCCAGCCGCCTGCATCGATCCGCCGGCGATATAGGTCAATCGCCTTGGCGTGGGCTCCGGCATCACGATACGTCTGGGCGAGATAGAATAGGCTTCGTCCATCCTTCGGATGATCCGCGAGATATCCCTCAAGCAGGCGCTTATCCCGCTCGTACTTGTCTCCCCGGTTGGAGCCCGTAGCATGATCCTGGAACCACCAAACGTCACCCGGCAACCGGGCCTGCTCATTTGCCCCAAGGTACTCATGGGTCACCCCGTGATACTGCGCGCCACTGTTCCTCCGCAGCAAGCGAACGTTGTGATAGTTGAGCCCGCCTTGCTTCTGCAAGAGACAATAGCTCTCGGCCGTCAACGCCGGTAGCGGGGCGTCCACCTTTAGCTCCATGTCCGCGTCCATGAGGAGAATATAATCAAAACCGACATGATATTTTTTTGCCTTATTCAAGGCAATATTGCGCGCCTGTTCGAAATTTTCAAATTTCCCGCTGAAAACCCAACACTGAATTTTATGCTGTGCGCAATGTGCGCGAATGTACTCAACAGTACCATCGGTCGAGCCCGTGTCAAAAATCACTGCACAGTGAATATGGCCCACGGTGCTTTCAAGGCACCGGGGGAGGTTCGCCAACTCGTTACGCACAATCATATTTAAGCACAAACGAGGGGCTGTCATTTAGCTCTCCCAAGATACCTGATAACAGCACGCAAGTGCTGCGGATCATCCTTCGCATGGCCAAGAATGAGATTGCATCGCTGGCAAAGAATACCACGAAAAATACCTGTAACATGGTCATGGTCCGTATGCCAACCCTTTTTCGTTCCGGGGTCGGGAGATTGACATGACGCGCATATAGAGCCTTGTGCCAAGAAGGCGCGGTTCCAATCCGACGAAGAAAGACCGGTTCGAGCTTGGATATTGTATGCGCGGACCCCGGCCTTGTTGCGCTGGTACCATGCCACATTATAGGCACGCCGTTTCACCTGATATGATTTCACTTTATCAGGATTACGAGCGCGCCATTGGCGTTGGTACTCGGGCGACATGGGGTGGGGCTCCCTGTTTCGCTATCGGTGTGCCTTATCCAGCCGAGATTGTCAAGGTCCCTTGCAGGGCGTTGATACCCGTCGCTCCGGGGGCGGCACCGTCGTAAAACGTGTCAGTGTAGTCGAGGCCCGCAACGAGCTTGAACCACACGGCATTCACGATGTGCGGGTCCCACGTCGGCGGAATGAACAGACCACCAGTCGGTCCCGTCGCACCCTGGACGATGTTACTCCCATCGTTGCCCACAAAGGGCACCGTCAAGAACGCTCCGAACACACCCGGCCCAGTCAGACCGGTCGGTCCGGTCGGACCCGTGAGCCCAGCCGGCGAGGGGCCGGTCGGGCCGGTATTGGTCGTGCCGGTGGCGCCGGTCGGGCCAGTCGAGAGCGTCGGACCGGTCGGTCCGCTCGGCCCCGAGTTGCCGCCGTAGCCCGTCGGCCCGGTCTGTCCGGTGGCCGCGGTCGGCCCAGTAGGGCCGGTGTTGCCAGTGAAATTCGTGCCTGAGGCCCCCGTCACGCCCTGGACGCCTTGAGCCCCCGTCGGCGTGGTCAAGAACAGCCCAGTCGGGCCAGCGGGGCCAGTCGGGCCAGTCGGGCCAGTTGAAGGGCCAGTGTTGCCAGTCGGACCGGTCACGCCGGTCGGGCCAGTCTTCCCGGTGCTGCCAATTGGCGCGGCACCGGTCGGGCCAGTCGGGCCGGTCTTGCTGCCACCAGTCGGACCACCAACCTTGGTGAAGCCGGCAGTGCAGCCGCCGAGGTTCACGATATCGACAACCTGCTTGAGGGTATCACGGATCGTGCCCCACTTGTCGTAATTGCGCGGCGAGGGGATGCCTGCAACGCCGCGCGCACCAGTCGTACCGGCCATAGGAACCTCCTGTTAGCCTGCCGAAACCGTCAGCACGCCGCTGTTGCTCCACACCGCGCCCTTGATATGCGGATCGCTGGTCGGAACGACAAAGAGCCAGTTGCCTCCGGCCGGACCGGTATTGCCCGTCGCACCGGTCGCACCGGTCGCCGTGCCAGTCGGGCCGGTCGGAGACGGATTACCGGTCGGGCCAGTAGGACCAGTCGCAGGACCAGGACCAGTGACACCCGTCGGCCCGGTATATCCGGTAGGGCCGGTCGCGCCGTTCGTCGCAGCCGGGCCAGCCTGCCCCGTAGGACCGGTAGAACCGGTCGCCGAAGCACCCGTGACACCCGTCGGACCCGTCGGACCCGTCGCGCCGCCAGCGGGGCCAGTCTGCCCTGTGACACCCGTCGGACCCGTTCCAGGGGAGAACCCGGTCGGGCCGGTCGCGCCAGTCTGCGCAGTCGGACCGGTCGGACCCGTCGGACCCGTGACACCAGTCGCAGCACCCGTGGGACCCGTGAACCCGGTCGCACTCTGCGGACCCGTGGGGCCGCCGATGTTGCCGGCATTGATGGCGTCCACGACCTGTTTCAGCACGGGGCCGATGGTCTGCAAATCGTAGAACCGCGAGGACCGGATGTTGTACGTCATGGTCGTTACTCCAAACCCGCTAACCTAGGGTACGGGGTCCATAATTCGACTTCGGGTGTACACCCAACAGGTGAACAACTCGTTACGGGCGAAGCTCCCAATCGATCGTCCCGTCGCAATCACCAGAAGACGCCAGCGAAGTCGTCGCGCCCGCCGCTGTAGTCAGCGCCCAGTAGAACCCGTTCACGCATTTCAGGCCAGCTTCAAACGTTGCAGAAGCCGGAGGAGCCCCTTGGTTCGCCGAAGTACCGGCGGAAATGCCAAACTGCCACGTGGGCTTGTCAGTCCCTAGCACCGGCACGCGACCAATGTCCCAAATCTGCAAATACCGGATCGAAGTCACGTGGTTGAACACGTAAAACGCATTGATCTTGCATAAACCAATGAACACCTGAGACTTAGCCGCCGCCAGCGACAAGTCCACGACGGAATACCCAAACGGTGCACTCATAGTATCCTCCTCTTACCCTGCGCCGCCCTGGATGGGGATCGCGCCCGGCCCTTTGGAATTACCCGTCAAGGCCGTCTGCGGCCCCATATGCCCAGTAGACAACTGGCTCGGCTTAGCCCCCTGCGCGCGTGCAGCGGCATGCCCCATGTTCGTCGCCGGCCCTTGAGGCTGCGACGGCTGGCCAGGGCCACCCGGCCCCTGAGGCGCCCCGCCGGGCGCTGGCTGACCACCAGGACCACCAGGAGCCGGCTGACCCCCCGGCGTACCTCCGGCCGGTGGGGTCCCAATGTGGACCGCCGGTCCCATCGGTAGCCGTTCATCCTGACCAAGAAGACCCGAAGTCAACTCAGTCGTGATCCGCTTCACACCGGCTTCTACCCCGGCATTCACACCCTTATTCACCGCTTCATTAGCCGCTTGGGTCTGTTGACTTGCTTCCTCGTCCTGTTGCATCTTGTCGAGCTTGTCGTCATCCGGAACGATCTGCTCGCCCATGATGCCAATGCCCGTCGCGACGTTGCGGAGAACGATGCCCCGGCCCTTCATGCCCACGATCTTCTGATCGAGCGGGTTGGCGGTCGCCTGCAAGAACTCAATCTGCCGCTGGCGCTGGGTCTCGCGCTGGATCGAGACACTCACCCCCTGAACCGTCACGCGCTCCTCACCGGTCAGCAAGCCGCTCGTGTCCGTCAGCAGGATCAGGTCGAAAAGCTGCAACAGGCACTGTTCCATCACATCCCGGTCGACGTTCGCAGAGACTGTCTGCAAAATCTTTGAGGCGTTACCCATAAGCATCGCAAGGCCACTTGCCGTGCGACCCGCGTTGCCACCGGCAGACCCGCCAACATACTTCGGAATAGCTGAAACATCGTCTGCTACACCAGTCAGGTATTCCAGGACTTTGATCAGTTTGTCCGAGTTATCCATCGGCTGGAAAAAGGACACCGGGTCCTTGGTCGCCGACGTGGCGCCCGCGAGCAGGTTCCTCTTGGCGTGCCACCGTTTCCATGGGAACAAGCTCTCCGTGTTTTCGGACGGGTCGATCTGTTCATCATCGATCACCACCTGGGGGCCAGACGCGATCGAAAGATTATTGATCAACGAACGCAACGTCGCATTGGCACATTCCTGGACATCCACAAGCAAGTCCGTCAGCCCGTTCCCAACAGGTGTCCCAGGCACTTTCTCGAAGCTCGTAATGAAGTAGGGGTGACGCATCCGAGGCGAGGGGGACAACTGTGCCTTTATCACGTGCGCCCCGATGCACCAGACTTGGACGTGATAATCGCGCAGTTCGTCGGAGACAGCGAGCCCGTAGTCTTGCAAGACACGGCCTTGCACGTTCCCATTGAACTCCATCATTGACAACATACCGGTGCGGTTCCATGCGGGGTTCTCCCGATTTTCAAGCACGGCGCGTTCAGCGTCAGTCGTGTCCCAATTGTCATAGAGGCCGCCGCGACCGTATTCATCCAGCACGGCGGTAATTTCGTCACTATTGTACCCCGGTAAGCCAAGCAATTCGTTCAATTCCGCCCGCGTAATCTGCTTCTTCTCAATGATGTTCGCATTCTCAATCGATGCAACGCCAGGGGACCACCACAGATCGAACGGGTTCACGCGTTCCCACGTCAGCGTGGGCTTCATTTGGACGGTAGGTTGTCCTCCTCCGGGAGGCCAAGTAACTGTCGGAATGACGCGAACCACAGGTCCCTTAATGCAAGCGAAAGGGAAAATTGGAAGATCAACAAGGAACTCGGCCAGGGCATGGTAAAACCCTCCCTCTCGCATGATTTCGTCAATCTTGTCTTCGCTGTCTTTGGCCTGATCAGTCGCTTTCTTCTTCGCCGCGTCCATCGCGCTCTCCATGAGCGACTGCTTCCGCTTCTGAGTGTCCTGCGGAGACGGCGGCTGGCCCATAGTTTGCTGCACCAATTGGGCCTCAGTTTTCATCAAAA